AAAAAGCACTTGAAAATAAATTCATTTCTTCTGCGAAATTTTCTGAAGAAATTGAAAAGATAGTATCAAGTCAAAAAGTTAATTATATTGATGCAATAGTATTTTATTGCGAACAAAATACTATTGATTTAGAATCTATTCCTAAACTTATATCAAAACCTTTGAAAGAGAAGATTAAATATGAGGCAATGGAACTTAATTTTCTTAAAAAAACTTCCCGTGCAAAATTGATCTTTTAATGATGCCATTCGATGCTTATCGTGAATACCTTGCTCTGAAAAATCATTTCACTAAAGATAGTTATGATTATTTTAAATATAATAAAAAGGTAAGAGCAACAGTTCAATCTTTCTACAAACGTAAGGACAGATTCTGGTTTGAAAAATTAGCAAGGCAAAAATCAGAGCAAGAAGTAGTAGAATTTTTTGTTGCTAATTTTGCATCTTGTCCCGATCCAGAAACTCTTTGGATAGGTGAAATGATTAAAGAAGGTGAAGAAAGATATCAAACCTGGCAAAGGAAGGTTCAATCTCTTTCTTATGTCTTTAAAGAAGAAAGTCAGTCTTTATTTGAGGAAAACAAATTTGATGATGTCTTCAATTGCACAAAGGGGCATCCTCCACTCCTTAAAAAATTTTTGAGTGGTAAAGTATCATTAGAGACAATGGTTCTTTATGATAAAATTTTTGATTATTCAAAGAATTTTAATAAGAAACTTCAAGATCCAGTCTGGGAAACAGTAAGTCGTAGAATTAAAAAATATAATCCTTTTCTAAATATTGACGTGTTTAAATTTCGAAAAATTTTAAAGAACGTTATTTTGGAGGATAAATGAGTTTTTTTAAATCAGAAGTTGTTCGTTCAGAAATGACTGAAATTGCAGAACTTCAGGAATATATCTATGGAAACATTTTTAAGTTCCCTACAATGACTAAAGAAGAAAAACTTGAGCATGTTGAAGTTCTTGAAAAACTTTTAGAGAAACAAAAAGTTCTTTATACTCGATTGAGTTTATCTGATGACCCTGAAGCAATTGAAATGAAAAATCGTGTAATGGAATCTGCAGTTATGATGGGAATGCCAAAGGGGACTGATATGAACATCATCTTGACTAATATGTCCAAAATGCTTGAAGTGATGAAAGAGCAGATTGACAAAACGGGATCTGACTGCTAGAATATATTGGGCTAGACAATCCCTTAAGCAAAGTCACAAAAGCCAAATACAATTTATAAAGGTAATCTAAATGTCTTTTGAATCTCTTAAAAAACAATCTTCCCTTGGTTCTCTTACACAAAAACTTGTGAAAGAGGTTGAAAAAATGAGTGCTACTACTTCTGGTGGTACTGATGATCGTCTATGGAAACCCGAGATGGGAAAGGATGGAGTAGGATCTGCAGTGATCCGTTTTCTTCCTGCACCTGATGGGGAAGAACTCCCTTGGGCAAAAATGTATTCTCACGCTTTCCAAGGACCTGGTGGATGGTATATTGAAAATTCTTTGACTACTATTGGTCAAAAAGATCCTCTTGGTGAATATAACCGCGAACTTTGGAATACTGGATCTGAAACGAATAAAGAAATTGTTCGAAAGCAAAAACGTAAGCTTAACTATTACAGCAATATTTACGTTGTAAAGGATCCTGCAAATCCCCAAAATGAAGGAAAAGTTTTTCTTTTTAAGTATGGTAAGAAAATCTTTGATAAAATTATGGAAGCAATGCAACCAGAATTTGAAGACGAAGAACCTATCAATCCTTTTGATTTCTGGGCAGGTGCTAATTTTAAACTCAAAATCGTAAAGAAAGATGGGTATTGGAATTACGACAAATCAGAATTTGATCGTGTAGCACCTCTACTGGATGACGATGATGCTCTTGAGACCATTTGGAAGAAAGAGTATTCTCTTACTGCAATTACTGCTTCAGATCAATTCAAGTCTTATGAAGATCTTGAGCGTCGTATGAATACGGTTCTTGGTGTCAAGAATTCATCTCCTACTCGTTCTCGTGCAGTAGTTGAACAGGAAGACGATCTTGAAGAGTTTGTTCAAACTCCAACGCCTCAAGATCGTGTCGTAGAAGAATTGGAACAGTCTTATGCTCGTTCAAAGACTCCTTCTCTTCCTAAAATTTCTTCCGATGATGATGACGAAGATGATGCTCTTTCATACTTCCAGAAACTGGTTGATAGTTGATTATAGATAAATTCTAATATTATCTGCAGTCTTTAAGGTTTCGGTTTTAAATTGACCGGAACCTTTTTCGTATTTCATAATATCATCCATATCATCAATAATAATATTCAAATATTTTGGTTTAAGTAAAAATATATTTCTTTTATTCTCTTCAATTTTTTCTTCATATTCGTAATTTGTGATTGGAACTACTGGATATATTGTAGAATATCCTGATACAAATTCGTCGTAATATGTAAGTGAATAATTTTCATCTACTCGTAATCCTTCTTGCACTAAAATTGTTCCAGAAGTATTAGTTGCTTTGACTGTTTCATAGTGATGTATTCCATTATATATTCTATTATAAGTATCTGTTTCAGAATCTCCAACAACTTTATATTTTTCAAATAAGTAGTTGTCGAATGATGTTTGAGTTAAGGGCCATTCTGTTTGTATATTAAGAATGTTGTTAGAAATTAAAACAATCCAATCTAAATTTGCATCCCCATAATACTCAAAGGCAACATTGTCAGGTCTATTATCACCGATTATTTTATATTTTTCAAAGAACACTAAATTCTTAAAAATATCTGGTCTGATTTTTCCTCTTTTAAAAAAGTTTTTAACTTGGATATAGTCTCCTATTTTTGAGTTAGGAAGTCTATTTACATATTCAAAATCTGGAACTTTTCTAAAATACTGATTTGCCATTTTAGTAACCTATTTCGGTGTCTGTATCTTTTCCTGGAAGTTTGGAATAATCATCATTAAAGATTGGTTCAAGTTCTTGGAACTGCATACTAATTTCATAAGAAGTCATCATACCATCAGCAAAGGTCATATAATTTCCTTCTGGAGTATAATTGACCGTAAAAGATTGTAAAGCACACTCTTTAATTAGATTTAAATACGAATGATCTTTATTTTTATGTAGATACTGGATCTTAAATGTATGAGGTGCTTTTAAGAATAATTGAGATTGTGTTCTTTGTACCGCCATACCTTGTTTAAAAAATCTTATGATCTGGCGGATTTCATCTCTGTCTTTGGTACCTCTTGCTGATAATTTAAAAGTAAAGCTAAAAGGTCTTAATGTTGGACCAGAGAATAGCAACTCCATATTTGGATTTTGTATTGCTCCTTGAGTTCTGGAAAGTATATTTGATTTACCTATTGCTTGTTCAGTAAAATATGCCCTTAAAGCAGATTTTACATCTCCTGAATTTTGAGATATTCCACCGACTATATTTCCTGTGGTTTCTGCTCCAGCCGCCACTCCATCAGCAATTATTGAATCTGCAATTCCAGCAAGACCCGCTTCTAATGGATTTATCGTATCACCTCCCCACGTAACAGAATTTGTGTCTGAAATTCCCCCAGGTATTGGTAGATACGCACTTCCTATTATTCTTTGCTCCCAAGATTTTCTTGTTTCAAAACCACCTAATCCTTCATTTGCTGCTTTATCTAATTTTTTTGGAACATATTCCAGCATATTAAATTTTATTACATCTTGATATTGTGTTTGAAGATCTGCTGGATATCTTAAGTTTTGTGGAAAGGATCTTCTTGACAATACTTTTGATTTTTCTAATTCTTCCCCCAAAGCACGTTGAGATTCTTCTGCATTTACTGTGTCTGATGCCTGGTTTTTAGAACTTGCTGCTAACTGTTTTTGGTCTTCATTTGATAATGGTTGGGATGCTTTTTGTGCAGAACTTGAAATTGCGTTTTGAGTATCTGTTTTTAAAGCACCTTCTTTTAGAGATTTTTGTGCATCAGCGCCAAAAATAGGTTTTCCATCTATCCCATTTTTGAAAGTCCAACTAGCACCTCCATTGGAAGTTTCTGCTGCCTGAACAAAATTTTTTATTCCTGGAATAGTTGAATTGTTATAAGCAATATATGATTTTTGTGTTCCCGCAATTAATTTTCCGTTATTATCTACTTGATATTCAGTTTGAACATAATATTCTAATGGGGTTCCTTGAGATCCGACTTTTGTGATAGATGGTTTGCTTTCTATCAATACTCTTCTTGCCATTAAAATTTATCTCCATCTTGAATGAGAATAATTATCTCAATTTTTTGTAGAGTATGAGACATTTATATTGATAGGAGTTTTTTATTTATTTAGTAAGGAATTTTGCATAAGGAATTGAAAGCATTTCATCAAGCTCTTCGTATCTAACAACGTGAAGTTTTCCTGCAACTTCTTGCCAGGTGTATTGTCTATATTTTCTCCAATGAAAATTAATTCCCCTAAATCCCCAGGGTTCTATTGAGGTGCAGGCAATTAATGGGTGTTGATCATATCTAAGATTTGGTGTTTTCGCATTGTAGATAAATGTATAAAATTTTCCTACTTCTGGATATAATGCTTCTTCTTTCAATACATCTATAATAATTATCATCAAGTCTTCAGGATTATTTGATCCTTCTTTCTCAATTCTTTTTTTAATCTCTCTCATCCTTGGAGGTATATTGAGATATTGCCCAAAACCTTCTGCCATTTAGAATAAATCTTCTTCTGTGATTATTTTAAATTCTACCATTCTATCCGCACACCATTCTTTTGCTGCACTCCATTTTGCTTGATTTATCGCATAGGTTTTACATTCGTGCAGATATGATTTTGTTACTCTTGATCTTTGTTTGGGTGGAAGAGTTTGTTTTTTTGGCTTTACTTCAACCACATATGTTTTTATATTTCCAGAGTCTTCTTTTACTTTTATCAAGTAATCTGGAAAATATCTATGCACACGATTATCTACAGGGGATATGTAATTTACGCAAAATTCTTCTGATGCCCAAGATATAATACTTGGGTTGTTATCGCACCAATAACAAAACTTTCTTTCCCAATTACTTCTACAGATTATATTTGAAGGATCACCTTTATATTTTTCAGGATATGATGGTTTGTATTTGCTTTTAATACTTTCTGCCATTATCCTTACTACATAATATATACGATTAAAAATATTTATAAATGGCAATTTCTACGCCAAAACCAAGAAACGTATCTGAAATAAAAAGTGCTATATTGCAGCCTGCAACTACTTCGCACTATGATCTTTTCCTTTCAGTTCCTACTCCTCTCTCAACAATAATGAGTAAAAATGGAGTGAATTTTGGCGTCATTCAGGATAAACTTCAACTTGCTTGTAGTGAAGCTACTTTACCTGGATCTTCTTTAGCAACTCTTGAAATTAATAATGATTATACAGGAGTTACTGAAAGACACGCATATCGTAGAATATATGATGATAGAATAGATTTGACTTTTTATGTTGATACTTCTTATACTGCGATTAGATTTTTTGAAACTTGGATTAAATTTATTATGAATGAGAGTATTTCTGGCGGTCCTAATAATGCTCCAGTGGGACTTAAATCTCCAAATTTCTATTACACTACTAGATACCCGGAAGAATATCAATCACAGTTTAGTATTGTTAAATTTGAAAAAGATTATAAAACAAAACTTACATATACTTTTTTAAAGGCATATCCAATTAGTATATCTTCTATGCCTATTTCTTATGATTCTTCTTCTTTACTTAAATGCACTGTTTCTTT